GAAGAACTTGGTGATGAGCTTGGAGACGAAGAATTCGAAGACGATGAGTTAGAAGGAGAGGAAGACCTTGAGGTTCGTCTTGATTCACTTGAAGACAAACTCGATATGATTATGGACAAACTCGGCATCGAAGAGCCAGCAGTTGATGCTGATGCTTACGGTGATGATGACTTATTCGGTGATGAGGAAGGCGACGAAGACTTTGGTGATGAAGATGAGTTCGGAGACGAAGGATTTGAAGATGAAGAACCAGAGTTCGGAGGTGAAGACCTTGGCGGTGAAGGAGAAGTAGCACCAGACGAGGACTACGAAGACGAAGAGGATGAGTATCCAATGGAGTCAAGACGTAGAAGAGGCGGCGTTCAGATTTTCGAGACAAGGGCATTCAAGAGAGCAATGAGAAACCAGAGAATCAACGAAGAGGGCATGACACCATTCACTGATAATGGTCGTGTTCCATCTGGAAATATGAACAAGCTTGATGACTTCGGAAAGCATCCAGCATATCAGAAGGTTGTTATGGACCTTCCTCCAAAGGATATGAAGGAATTCCCAGGCAACTATGACATGAACGACGATTCTGTTAAGAACGATACTCCTTACGGTGAGAAGATTGGTGACGGTGCTCCATTCGAGATTGACCCAGAAGCAATCGACAATGCAATTGCAGAGGCATTTAACCGTTTAAAAAAAAAATCTAACAGAAGATAATAGACCTACAAAACTAGAGATACCTAACAGCGAGCCACTTGGGGGTGATATGATGGGTGGCATGGATGATATGAATGCACCAATGCCTCCAATGGACGCTGAACAGGGAATGCCGCCAGAGGGTGAAGACCCTGGTATGCCACCTCCACCAGAAGATGATATGGGTGGTGACATGGGTGGTGAAGACCCAATGCCAGGAGACCCAAATGCACTTAGTGCTGGAAGTCCAGAGGTACAACAGTTTATGCAAGACTTCCAAAATTCTGACCCAGAAACACAGGATGGTACGATGAAGTACTTTAACAGTCAGAAGAAGGATAATGGAGGGGAGCAGCCTGCTGATGCAGGAATGCCACCAGCACCAGGGGCAATGCCAGAGTCAAAGTTCAATTTCAAGAGAATAATTGATGAGACTTTCTCAACAATTTTCGGTGATGGAAATCAAAGCAATTTTGAAAGGGGAACAACTGATAGACCTCAGACGGTAGTAGGTGAGGATGCTCTAACACAGTTAGATAATCCATTTTTACCAAGATAATATAAAGGGGATACCAACCAGGTATCCCTTTTTTGTTTACAATGATATTTATATTAAAATTAATCTTATGAAAGTATACGTTAAGAAAGATAAGGTATTGAAGCTTCTTGGAGAAGGAAAGGTGTTTTCCAAGAAGGATTTGGTATTAAGGGAATTTAACCAACAGATGGCGAGTACTGTCAGCATACAAGCAGCAAAGAACGTAAATGACGGTGCTATGCAATTCAAACAGGCAAAGGCTCAGAACCCTACAATAAAACAAGCGATGGGGGCTGGAGACGATATGTTAACGCCAGCCACAGGAACGAAAGATAACCAGCTTGTAACAAACGCTAACAACCAGGAATCTTTGAATAATACACAGTCCATATTAAATAAAATGTCTCCAGAGGAAAGGGAGAACACTGATGTCACATATACTGATGGAAGCGAAAATATGGAAAATTCATCAGTTACCCCAAGAAAGGTTATGGATGAAATGAGAGCAAATTCAATACCATTTACAAAGTCAGAGTTAACAGAATTTCTAAAGAGTCTTTAATGAAAAAAATATACATCAAAGAAAGTCAAATTAGTCAAGAACTATTGCTTCCAAAATTCTTATTCAATGCAGTAGTTAAACATGAGACCTCCCTTGGGGACAATCCAGCGTTCCCAGAGGAGGATGACTATCCTTTTGACTATACTGTTTTGAAAGAAGGTTTTAAGGATGCTTGCGCCCAGATGAGAGATGTTGGAATACCTATCACCAATACAGACGATATGATAACAGAACTTGGTGCTATGGTAAATATGGCAAAAGAGTTAGAAAAACCCGTAAGGGATTCACTTACAAAGATTTGTGAGAATGCTATTAATAAATTGTTTGCAATACCAGAGGGTGCTGTAAACATAAGATGCAGATTGGTTGATAAGGTAATTTATACAACATCATCAATAGGTGTTACGCCAGAGGCTTCAACTCATAGGAAATTCAGATTTAAGGATGTAAAGGACTTTGGTCTATCAAAGGCTGCAATAGCTAAGAGAAGACTTATTAATTCTCTTATAATGGGTGCATCTGATTATTATACATCAATGGTTACATTATACCAGGAAGACCTCAATAAGTTAAATCCAGAGCTTATTGGACTTTACGATAAAATAATGACACTTAACAGGTATCTTACATTTGTTACTGAAGAAGAAATGACTGATGAGAAGCCAAAACAGGGGTCATTTGTCGAGGTACATGTTGGTAGCAATGGAAAGAAGAATACCATAGATGCACAGGGAGTTATATTCCCTCTATTGTTTCACGATTTAATTAAGGGCTTCTTTGAACTGTTTTCAGTTCACGGTTTGCCTCTTGATGGAGAAAAGGCTACATATATAGTTGGAAAGTCTGATTTTCTTCTTGCTGAACCTTGGGATATGAGATTTGGAACAAAGTTATGGCAGATTATTTTTGATAGGATGGAACTTGTTGATGATACAAACATAGTGCCATATGTATTTATGGAACTTGTTAAGCTCCCAGTTGAAGAGTTCAACCCAGTTATGCAAGAATTGTTTATGCAAACTGAGAAAGGTGATGAAATCATTGGTAAGCTAATTGAAAAGTCAAAGTATAACGACGGATACCAGAAGTTCCAGAATAGGATTAATGCCAGAAATATTGACAGGTCGATGATTGCTGATAGCTATTTCACAGCTTCAGAACTTGATGGGTATGACATAGATGGTGAGGAAGATGAGAAAGTATTGACTGAAACAGAATTAGACAGGAATAATAACCTTGAGAAATGGTATAGAGGATACAACTCAATATATGGGTCTGATAAAACGAATTTGATTTGGCTGACCAATATAGAAGAAGCACGAACCTATGGCAATAGAGTTGAGGAAGTAGTAATAGACAAGAATAAAATACATAACATAGATATTGATGATTTGTACTATGATTTCCTTGTGCCAGAGTTTGGATATGAAGATGTTGATAATTATGAAGATGAGGGTTCTTGGTATCCAGAAGATGGTCTAGATGTTCATGAAAGCGATTTGTTACTACGAAACGGTTATAATTGCTATTACTTTATAACAAATAATGCTGAGTGTATATGTATGTGGGATAAATCTCCTATAGTTAGCAGAAGAGAGCTATCTAGAGAAGAGTTTGAAAATATAGAAATATATGACAAAACCTTATGTAAAGGATATGATGATGTATATGATTAAAAAAAGAGATAGGTCGAGGCCTATCTCTTTTTTTTATGTAAAATTATTTATATATAAATAATAAAGAAAAAAGGTAAAAAATCAAGAGCCTTTTCAATATAATGTTATATTTATTAGAATTTAGAAAGTTACAATTATGATATACGACAGACAGGAAATGGCCATCGATTATGCGACTTGTTACGCTGACAAGTCCAGAATCACATTCATAGAGAAATATTTTAGTACATTCAATGCTATAAAGGGTAAGAAAACACAGTTTCACTGTTTTCCAAGACAGAGAGCGTTCTTGAAAGCCCTTTCGGAGAATAGAAATGTAGTAGCTGTTAAACCAAGACAGTGTGGTATCACAACCCTATCAAGTGCTTGGGCAGCAGCCCAGTGTGCATTTGCCCCAAAGGATGCGCCAGAAACAATCCTGTGTATCGCAAACAAACTTGAGCAGGCACAGGAAATTATTATCAAGGTTAGGGATTTTCTTGAACAAGTACCAAGATGGTATTGGGGTGACGAATATTTTTCCCCAGACCCTAATTCCGATAAGAATATAACATCAATTTTCTTGAAAGATGCAAAGGGTGAGTTGAAACTGTTCAACGGTTGCAGGGTTATAGCACGTGCATCAGGTCCTAATGCATCTCGTGGTATCTCGGCTGTATCTGTATTGATTCTTGACGAGGCTGCATTTATTGAGGAAGGTGTGGCTGCATTTACCACAGCTGCTGCTACAATGGCATCTAACCCTAATTCTAAAACTGTTATGGTATCAACACCTAACGGTAAGGATGAATTATACTATAATACCTACAGACAGGCTCTTAGCCATGAGAATAACTTCGTAGCAGTACAGTTCCGTTGGTATCAAGACCCACGTTTCAACAAGTATCTCGTATGGAAGAAGAAAAACGAGGAGACTGGAGAATGGATGTTTGACCAAGACCCTATTGTTGACCATGAGGGAAGTGTAAAGTACGACGAGGAAAGATGGGCTAGGCTTGAACATGATGGTTGGAAACCAGATGCGCCTTGGTACGACGAAATGTGCAAGCAGTTCAACAATGACTCAATGAAGATTGCACAGGAGCTTGATGTGTCATTCATGGGTTCTAACGATAACGTTATTGCACCAGAGTTTATTGAAATGCAGGAAAAACTTAATGTTAGAGAACCACTTGAAGATTTCAAAGACCCTCTTGTGGAGGAAACTTGGTTCTGGAAGCTTCCTATTGAAGGGCATAGGTATATTCTAGCGTGTGACCCTAGCCGTGGCACAGCAGCCGATAGAACAGCAATAGAAATTATTGATATGGATGGTAGAGATGAGAACGGAGTCCCAATCATAGAACAGGTTGCCGAATATGTTGGAAAGAAACTTGGTGATGACATAGGTGCAATTGCATATCAGTATGCCACAATGTATAACGATGCATTTGTTGTGGTGGATGCCACTGGTGGACAGGGTGACGCTGCTATAATTACTATGCTTCAGATGGGTTATAAGAATATGTACTATGAGGATATGAACCAGAAGACATATATGTTACAGAGGGCAACAAAGATATATGATAGTTATACAGATAAACTTCCTGGTTTCCATTTCCAGGGCAACAGATATCCAGTATTAGCTAACTTTGCTGGACTGGTTAGAAACAATGAGTTCAAGATAAGGTCAGCAAGGGTTATTAACGAGCTTGATACATGGATATTCAAGGGAGATAATGCTAGGATGGACCACATGGATGGCGCTCACGATGACACCATAACATCACTTGCTATGGGACTTTTCGTTATGCAATACTCATTCAACAGGTTGCAGAGCACTATAAAGAAGGATAAAGCAATACTTAATGCATATATGATGACAAACTCGTTTAAGGTAAAAAAGCCTCAAATGGGAAATGGAAGGGATATGTCACCTGGTATTGGTTTACCATTTTATAAACAGGATAAGATGAAGAACTCATATGGCAGTACACAATATGGAAACTGTATGTGGTTGTTTGGCGGTTATAAATGATATTTATATAGAAAATAGAATCTATGAGTAAAGTTTTAAATGAGAATTATCACGGCGAAGTATATCATTTCACTAGTCTAATACAAGCATCTTGGATATGTGAGGAAGACTGTCTTGAATCAAGGTATACATCTTCTGAATTTTCTGAATATGGAGAGCAAGCCCCTACAATCTCATTGACAAGAGATAGATTATATAACATTCAAAGCGGTGGTAACAATACTGTAGTGCGTTTTGTATTTGATGGGGATACGTTACAAAACATACGTAATGCAAGATTAAGACCATTCTCATATACTGGTAAAAAGGGCGAAGCGGAAGAAAGACTTGTGAACGTTGATATAGACCCGTTACACAAATACTTGAAGAGAATTGAAATTGATGTTGTCTATGACGAATATTCTTGGGCTAGTGACAGAGATTTTGACGAGGAGTCGGATTTATATAATGAATTTAGAGAGCGTTACCAGGAATTAGATGATGACGAGTTGAGCCATAAGATAACAGACTACCTTATTGATGGGATAGTCAATAATAAACTCTTCAAGGATAAAGTGGTTGTCAGAAATAAAACCACAGAATGTCGTATTACGAATGTTGTTAAACGAGTATTAAAAGAATATCTCGATAAAAACATAATGTATCCGTTAAAAAAAACTCTTGATGATGCACCACAACGTTACAAGAACACAGATATAGAAAAATTATATTACCTAGAGCAAGTGCTAGGTCTTGACATAATAGATATCAGACATGCGTTTGACAAACATGAGGTGTTTAAGAATGGATGGGTTATACATTTTACTAATAGTCCATTTTCAATCATAAAAGATGGCTTCCTGGGCATAGAAAAAGAGTCACAAATGAGGATATGGAGAACATATAGAAGAATAATGCCAAGAAGCCATAATGAGGGCTATGCGTTTGCTTATGATGTCAATGACATACCATCAGAAGCGTGTGCATATGGTAACTATGCACTAATGTTTAGAACTAGCGGATTAAAGGTACATAACAGGGGAGACGAAGGAGAGTGGCAGGTAATCTTCAACAGTAAACTAGCAAATCTTAAAAACTGTTTTCTGTTGAAGATAGATAAAGCACAACACTCTTATTCACATGATAACGGAGACATTGATAGTTATTCTAAACTTAATGGTGCTAGTGTTATAAATCCATCTACTGGGAAAGTGATATATAAATCTAACTCAATTGACAAAGTAATTAGTTGGGTTATAACTAATGGGGCACAATACAAAAATGCCAATACGTTCAACAATGTGTCTAATATTAAAAGTCATGATAAATGGGCTGAGAAAATGATTTCAGACATGCTTGATTATGCAAAAGCTGAACTTGGTGATAGATGCGTCATATATTGGCAGTCAACTGATGGATTTAGTTTTTATAATATAGCATATGCTGGAAGATTTAAATATGCTGATTTTGTTGAAAAATTTGGATTTAAACCTACATATGATAGATATGGAAGTTTTATAAATGACTGTTTAAAGGTAAATAAATACTATGAACTTGATTATGATGGTCAGTGTAAATGGATAGAAAAATATGGTGAAATAGATAGAAACGAAGAATATTCACATATAACCATAACGTATGATAGAAAGTATTATAAAACAGATTAACTATTTATAAAAAGAAAAAAAGAATTATATCTTATAAGATAAAACAATAACAAATGGCTAAAAAGAAAAATACAGTTTTTCAAGCTTTAGATAAAGCCATCACTGGTAACTGGAAATCTCCAGCAGAGCCTATAGTGCCACACGTTAACACGTATGACTTAAGTGGTTCTGATAACAAGATTCTCTATAAAACCAATGATAAGGAAGATTATTTACAGAAAAAGCTTGAACTTCAGCAAGATAAATTTCTTAAGGAAAGATGGGTTAAGGCTAATGTAAACCTATCTGTATCCGCTTATGCTGGCTTGAACAATGTAAAATTGATGTATCGTGATGCTGAATTGATGGATGCGTTCCCAGAAATTGGTGCAGCATTAGATATTGTTTCTGAGGAGAGTACCATTGTTAACGATAAAGGAATGGTAGTCAATGTGTATTCAAAATCAGACAGAATAAAAAACATACTTGAGGATTTGTTTGTAAATAGGTTGAACATACAACTTACTGGACAGATGATTATCCGTGCAATGTGTAAGTATGGAAACCAGTTTATGCTTCTTGACATTGACCACAAGAATGGTATAAAAGGATGGAAACAAATGCCAGTGTTCAATGTGGAGAGGATTGAGAATGGAATACAGAACCCATATGGACAGGCTATGTCAATAGCTGTCAATAATGTGGAAATGAAGGACAATGATATGTCAACACAGTTCGTTTGGATTGATGATAATCAGTCACAGATTCCATTTAGAGACTGGCAGGTTGCACACTTCAGACTACTTACGAACTCATTATATTTACCTTATGGTGTAAGCTATTTGAATGCAGCACGTAGACACTGGAGAATGCTTTCATTAATGGAAGATATGATGCTTATCTATCGTCTTGAACGTTCTATTGAAAGACGTGTATATAAGATATTCGTCGGTGCTATTGATGATGCTGACGTTCCAGCTTATATTGAGCAGATTGCAAATGAGTTTAAGAGAACTCCAATCATTGACCCAATAACAGGACAGGTTGACCTTAGGAAGAACATATTGTCAGTTGACCAGGACATATTTATACCAGTTCGTGATGAGAATGCGCCTACCCCAATTGACACACTATCAGCAGCACAAAACATGACAGCACTTGATGACATCAAGTTCGTGCAGAATAAGGTGCTTACGGCACTTAGGATTCCTAGGTCTTTCTTGAACTTCGATGAAGCTGCTGGTGAGGGTAAGAACCTTGCGCTTATGGATATAAGATTTACTAGAACAGTAAACAGGATACAGCAGGCATTCTTGATGGAGCTTACAAAGGTTGCAACAATACATCTATTTTTGCTTGGATTCGATGATGAGTTAACTAATTTCACATTATCAATGAATAATCCATCAACACAGGCAGAGCAGCTTGAGATTGAGAATATGCAGAAGAAAATTGATGCTGTTAGAGACGCTGTTTCAGACCCAGGTAATGGTCTTCCAGTTATGTCACAGACACGTGCTTTGAAACAGATTATGAAATGGTCTGACAAGGAAATCAAGGAGAACCTTGAAGAGATACGTCTTGAGAAAGGTATTGCAGCTGAGCTTGAGAAGACAGCACAGATTATCAAGAAGACTGGTATCTTTGACACAGTTGATAGAATCTATGGAGAGCCTGGTGCTGAATACATGGATGACCAGCAAGGCGGTATGCCTGGACAAGACGGTGCTGGCGGCATGGGAGGAGGCGGAGGAATGGGCGCAGCCCCACCACCTCCAGCTGATTTCGGAAGTGAAATGGATGGACTTGGAGCACCTGGTGCTGATGACACTGGAGATATGGCGGGACAGGAAGGCTCAATGCCTACTGGAGATATGTCACAAGACCAGACGGGACAACCAATGGAATCCATCAATAGGAAGAAGAAGGTTATATCTGAGCAGTCTAACCTTTTCGAACAGTATCTTTCATCACTTACGGGTAGTACGCATACTCCTAAGGAGACAAAGTATGAAAGAGCTAAAGTATATGACAGTGAATCGTTGCTTATAAATGAGGAATTCGACAAGATGATTGATGCTCTTGGAAAGTTTGTTGATGATGATGATATTTATAAAGAAAAAGAATAACAATGAATACTAGTAGATATAAGGAAGAGTTTTCAAACTATATCAGCATAATGAAGGAGGCTCTTGATAGGGAGAACTTCGCTGCTTATAATGCTGCAAAGGATATGCTTGATGAATCAGTAGGTGAGTGTAAGCACGAGAAGGAATTGGAATCACAGCTTAACACTAGTAACTTTGGTGTACTTAATCATATATTCGAAGAGAGGTTACCAGAGTTGTTTAAGGCTAATAAGAAGGCTGTGCGTGATGTTATAAAGCTCATTAAAGAGGATAAGAATCTTTCAGCACAGTTTGACTTCTATGAGAATATTAGGAATTACAAGGGGAAAATTTCTGAAATGGTTGACCCAGTACAGTTCCTATCACAGTTCAATGCTGTTGTAGAAAAGCATAACTTGATTGACAAAGACACCATCATAGAGTCAAACAAGAAACTTAGGAAAGTATTGAAGGAAAATAACGTAGTTCCAACAGAATTTATTAGCGAGGAGGCAATGAATCTGTACAATGCAGGTCATAACTTATTAACCAAGAAGCAGACCCTTAAGAATGTGGCTATGATTAGCGAAAGCATCGATTCAGTTAAAAATTATATGAATAAACATAAGGGAGATAAGGTTAACGAGAGTGTTGACCCACACCAGTTAATTGCCGATTTTGAGAACAAGTTGAAGGAGACACTTACAGAGTCTGAGATGGCTTTTGTACAGGAAATTACTGACTGGAGAAGCCCAATAGCTGAACAAAGAAAAGAGAAGCTTTTCAATAAGTTCAAGAACGAGTGCATTGACAAAATTAATGAAATGCTTAGTGAAGACACTGGAAATGTTGAACTTGAATCACTCAAGAAACAGATTGAAGAGCAGAAGTTTAATAAGGAATCCATTGTTAAGGATATTGCAAAATTACTTGAGATAAGGGATATTTTGCTTGATAAGTAAAATATTTATTATTAAAATAACGAATTAAATACATATTATAGCATGAATAATAAATTAATTAGACTAACAGAATCAGACTTGCACAGAATTGTGAAGGAGTCTGTTGGTAAGATATTGAAAGAAATGGATGGAGACCCTATTGGAGACCAAGTTCAAGAGCCTAAGTATAAGGAAGGCGATATTGTATATTGGATGTATTGTTATAGTGGCGTATTCCCAAACTTCTATAAAGTGATTAAAGTAGGTCCTAGGTCTATCTGGGTTTCAAGGATGGGGTCTAAGCATAGTAATGTTACTATGGGATATGGAAGTTATGATGCTGTTCCAGATGAGAGTAATGTTTCAGATAAAGTAAAGAGAATTTCATTAAGACCTAATGGAGTAGCTTATGTTACATATTATGGTCATAAGGAATCATTAAATGTTTGGACTGGAAAACCAATAAATTGCATGTCAGATTAAAGTTATAATCTATTAAAATATGTGAGCGAATCGTTCTGATTCGCTCATTTTTATTTTCGCATAATGCTTGTTTTTCCAAGTTTTTTTGTTATATTTTATATGTAAAAAAAATTCTAATGAAAAGGTTGAAAAAAGAATATAGTTTAGATGTATGTAACCATATTGTTCTAAAATATGGAACGGTAAACAGGGATAACCCACAGGTGATATATGTTTCTGGAAAATGCTGGATATCCCCTAAATATGAAATGGATTATGGTAAAGCCATATCTGAAATAGAGAGGAATATGAGGAAGAATATAAAAAGTCTGTTAATGGATGGTATTAATTTTGAAAAGAAATTCATATTAGATTTCGATATAAATGTTGACGGTTTAGCTCCTTCCAGGAAGAGATTTCTCTCATTTGATTTTTATTTGAGACAGAATAAAAAAAATAAGAAAGACTTATCATTGCTTAAGCCATTGCTAAGTGGAAAAGTTAGTACAATATCAAATAATTTGGTATATTCATTCAGAGAAAACAATTTTCAGATAGAAAAGCGTAAGTAGTGTGATATTTATTATTAAAAAAGAGTATGAGTAAGACAATAAAAATATCAGAAGACAGATTTAACAAGGCACTTAGGAAAATTGTAGCAGAGGAATTCGAAGGTGTTGATAACAATTACGAGCCATTCAAGTCACAAATTGAAGACCATGATGAGGGTATTGTAGGAGAGCCTACAGACCCTACCGTATATGATAAAAACCAGGGAATACCAGGAAACGTTTAATTATGAATATAGTTAGAATTACAGAAGCGGATTTACATGCCATTGTCAAACAGGTTGTAAATGAAGCATTGGGTAACACTATTCAAATTCAATTTATTAATGGTTATTTTTACCCAGTAGATTCATTAAGTAAAAAGATACTTTATAATGAATATGGTTTAAGTAAAATACCAGAAGATAAATTTGATGCCTTATCCCCAAGGTTTGTTCATGATGGTTATAAACTAGCTGTTACTGGTTATACTCCAGCAAAAAAAGAAATTAATAATCCAAGAGGTTATCCAATAGGAGGTGAGTCACGCCAAGCAAAAAACCCTTGTGTGAAGTGTGGGTATAAAGGTATGTGTGATTCAGATGAATGCGGAAAGAAGATGTATAGATTATTTAATAAAAAAGCGAAGCACTGAGCTTCGCTTTATTATTTTTAGTGCCATCCCATATCTTGGTCAAATGGTTCATTCCAAGGATTTGTGCGTACAGGCCTTCGCTTAATTTCTCCATTAATTTTCTTTAATGCTTCATTATATACTTCATCAGTGTCTATATACGGAATATCAAAGATAAAATCTACCTCACCTCTTTGAAAACGCTTGTCATAATCTCCACGTCTAATTCTTTGAATGTAACGCAAAGTTCTGTTTCTAATGTTTCTTTCATCGCCTTGTGTCTCATTCAATATTCTTGCTACAGATTCTTTTACTATTCTATGGAGGTCGCCTTCTGTTAGTTTTATAATCTTTCTCATGAGTTTAATATGCTTTTAATCTTACTTATTTTCTCATTAACAATAGACTTTGTATCCTTTGTCGTGTCGTTCTCAACATACTGCTGAAGCTCTTCTGCCTGTCCTACCCAAGCACCAGGTGTTGATGGGTCTGATACAACGTCCCAGCATATAAGTTCGAAATCGTCTCCTACTATGTACTGTCCTAATTTCTGCTCAACTGAACCAACACCTCTTGAAGACACACCAATCTTGATTCCATTTAGGAGAAGGTTAGCCATCTGGTCTCCACGTGTTGAAACAATTCCATACTTTCTGAATCCGTGCGATGTATTAATCATACACTTTCCAACAAGTGTTCTACCTTCCCAGTGAAGTTCAGTGATGTTGATTGCAATTCTATCAAGGTCTATTGTTGATTCTGCTGGGTGATTAAGTTCACCAATTGCATTGCTATCTTGTATTTTTTTCTGATAGATTTCAACTTGTTTTTTCAGAACATTCTCTGGGTATATTCTACCATTAGCATTTTTAATGCCAAATTTCTGGAACACGGCATCTACAATGAATGGGTGTGGTACATGCCATTCTCCATCAATACCCTCTGTAATCTTCTGAGGATTTTTGACGTACATGTATCCATCCTTTTCTATAAGGATACCATGACCTGTTTTACCTTCCTTTATTATTTCAAGTTCCTTTTTCATTACTAGTAATTTTTATTATAAATATTTCACATTCTTCAAATATTTATATAATAGACACATAATCACAGGCATAAAAGATGACTGTAAATAAACATTTTTATGTTGTTTACAAAGTTTTTTTGTATTTGTGCTATATTTATATTTAAAATAATAATGTATTTAAACTATTTTCTATGAACAAGATTAGAAGCAAAGTAGTAAGAGAATCTTTATTGGATTACAATACACTCGCAAATTCTTTGAAAGAAAATACGGAGAGCGCAGTCAAGACTCTTCTTGATGAGGCTGTGCGTGACACATATGCCAAGTTATTGTCTGAGGGCGATGACAAGGACTATGAAGAAGAAGAAGTAGAAGTGGATGATACTCAAGATTCTGATATTTCAAATGATGCTGAAGACGATGCAGCACCTACCGACAAGGTAGATGATGTTGACGCTGGTATGGAATCTGACGAAGTTGAAGATGCACCAGCTGAAGATGGAGACATTGAAGGCGACGCAGAACCAACAGAGGAGGGTGAAGGCGATGAATGGGCAGAGTTTGATAAGTATAAAGTATCAGACGACGAGTATGACTTCTCAGATGCGGAAGACGAGGAAATCGTAAAGGTTTACAAACTAATGAAGAATGACGACCAGATTCTAGTCCATAAGGACGATGATAAGGTTAAGATTCAAGACAACGAAACTGGAGCTGAGTACCTAATCGACCTTGGAGGAGATGATGAAGCTGCTGGTGTCGCTGCTGTTGAACCAGGAGAAGACGAGGCAGGCTTTGAACTTGAAATGGACGATGACGCTGAGGGCGATGAAATGGCTGATGATTTCAGTGATAAAGAAGTAGAAGATGACTTTGAAAATAATGACATTGATGACGATATGAACGAATCAACAGAGAGAATGTTTGAGCTTGTACTAGAGTATGACTCAAACGTAGGATACACTGACAATTATCAGAAAAAGGATGTAATGACAAATCCAGGCATGTCAGAGCCAGGTAAAAATGTAAACGACTGGGATGCTGGCGTACCAAAGGGCGATGCAAAGCCTTGGTCTGGCTATCCAGGTAAGAAAAATAAAGCAGACAAGCCTTTCAACGCAGGCAAGGGTAAGCAGGTAGAAGAGGAAAATGAAGTAGAAGAAGAACTTACAGAAGGTGCAGTAAACGAGCTTAAGACAAATGCTGAGCACGCTGCAAACAACGGTAGTACTTCAAGAACCGACGGTCCTAACAACCCACGTAGGCGTACTGGACGTAGTTTCCATACTGCACAAAGGGGACAGGAAAAGGGTACTGCCGACAATGCTTACACATCTGGTGACGGTGATGCAAACAACGTAACAGTTGACGTTAAGGTTGAGAGCATTATGAAGAGAGTTAACAAGACACTTAAGGAGAATAAGGAACTTAAGGAAACTCTTACAAACGTAATGTCATCACTTAAGGAAGCTGCTGTAACCAATCACAACCTTGCACAGATTATAAAGCTTATTTCTGAGAACTCTACCACACAGGATGAGAAGAAGGAAATCATTGGAAGGTTTGCTAAAGAGGCTAAGACCATCGATGCTTCAAAGAGCTTGTATGAGTCTATTAGCAATGACTTGAAAAAGTCACACAAGATGAACATCACTGAGGGTACTAACCTTACGGTTGAGAGTTCAAAGAAAATCAATGAGACTCCAATTTACAAGTCACAGGACATCATGGAATCTCTTGACCTTATGCACAGAATGATGAAATAATATAACTTTTTAAGTTTTGTGTATATTTATAATAAAAAATAACTTAAGTTAAAACTTCATTTATCTATATGAAAGAATTTTTATCTAGTGGCGTAGTTGGTAATATTGAGTACAACGCCCAGAAACAGATACGTGAGAGCATTCAGAACCGTTGGGACCAGCTCGGTTTCACTGAGGGTCTTCCAGAGGGTATCAAGGAGAATGTTGCTACGTTGTATGAGAATGAGGCTAAGCACTTGATTTACGAGGCTACAGCTTCTGACAATAGCGGTTCATTTGAGACTGTCGTTTTCCCTATTATCCGTAGGGTATTCAGCAGACTTCTTGCAAATGATATCGTATCAGTACAGGCAATGAACCTTCCAGTTGGTAAGTTGTTCTTCATCCTTCCTGTTACATCGGAGAGAGAGTGGGAACTTCCAGCTGAGATGACAGGTGACACAGAGCCAGGCGACATCGTAGATGGTACAACTGGTAGACACCTTGGTCTTATGGGTTATGACAGAGTAAACCGTAACAAGGAAGGTCGTGTTGAGCCAAGATATTATCTCCCAGACGAGACAATCAATGAGCTTCAGAATGCTTGGTACATTCCAGTACTTAGTGACGAGGACACCTATGACACATTCGATGCTGCTAAGGAAGCTGCTGAGGCAGCTGGTCTTAACCCAACAGCTATTCGTAGAGTAGGTCCAGAGGTTACACAGTACTTCCAGAAGAGTTTGTATGACTTGTTCTACAACGACTTCTTGTATGACAACTCAAAGGGTAAGGTTACCATCAAGGTTGGTGAGGCTGTTCCAGTATTCTTGACTCCTGGTGGTGTTCGCCCATTCGGTGCTGACAACCTTAACCAGTACTTCCAGAGTGGATTTGACGGAACTATCCGTAACGTCATCCTTGAGATTGACGGTTTCTCTTCATTCAACGCAAGTAAGTTGACTGGTCCTGACGGTAACGAAATGGACACTGAAGAATTCCTTGCTTCATTGAAGGTTATCACTCAGAAGGCTATTGCTGCACAGAACGCACCTGGTTCAGAGGATGTTAAGACTTCTTCATTCAGAAAGTTCGAGTCAGTTCCTTTCAGAGTTGTTACTCAGAAGTATGGTAAGGGTATCGTAGAGTACGGTGCTGCTTGCGACGCAGAGGGTAAGATGTATATCGAGCTTGACCTTGCTAAGCCAGTTATCCAGCAGGCTGGAACAATCGATGGTTACATCGGTGTTGCTGCTTCAGAGCTTGACGCTGCAATCGTTAAGAGTGGAAACACTATTGACTATGCTGCAACTAAGGAGAACATCAAGAGCTTGTTCAAGATTGCTTGGGCACAGTATGATTCTCTTGAGCTTGAGACTGAAATCGGTGAGGTTTCATTCAAGTTGGATTCAGTAACTGTATCAGTTGTAGAAAGAAAGCTTCGTGCTACCTGGTCTCCAGAGCTTGCACAGGACGTTTCTGCATTCCACAA